GATGCTATAAAAACAGTAACGATAGATTTTGGTTACGAAAAGGCAGTAGACGCAGACTCAGCACCTACAGAAACTATGGGGGCTGCTGCACAAACTACTTTTAAAGTAATTAACGGCACGCTAAGACAGCAAACAACAGATTTAGACGCTGCAAATAGTGCAGGAGATTTTGGTTTAAATACCGCAGGAAACCTTTTATCTGTCGTTCCATACGTGGGTGGTGAGTACGCTCAATATGTAATTAAAGGACAATTTGGAGTTATGGCGTTTTTAAATGGTGACGACGTTGGTAGTCCTAATAGTGACTACTTTCACGTGACATATAAAACGGCAAATGGTGTAACTCTACAAACAGGTTACTTTCAAAACAATTCTACTAATGGAGGGTACACCCCTGCAGCAGGACTTTCTGACGAGCGTAGTTTAATTTATTTTGGTTGTTTTCCAGCCAACCTACAATCACAATCAATAGACACAAACCTTAAACCTGACAACGTAGCAAATTGGGACTACTACGAAGTACAAGCTGCTAGTAGCACCACGCTATCAGGTAACGAGTCAAGTGCAGTATATAAGTTTTATAAGCTATGTGACACTAGGTACAATAAAATTAGTACTGCAAACAATAAATACCCTGCTCAATATTTCTTGTATTGGTGGAATGAACAAGGAGGAGTAGATAGTCTATTGATGGATGGTGCTTCGCAAGTCGTTCAAAACATAACGAGAGAAAATTTCACCCAACTTGGGGGTAACGCTTTTACAGCAGGAGGTACTACTAAATATCAAAGACGAGCTTCTGAGGGTGGTATGACTACTGCTAGTAATACTGCCATAACACAAGTAACTTTAAATACTAGAGCCTTTAATCCTGAGCATTTGAATCAATTAATCCAATCTTTAGTTAATAGCGAAAGAGTATATCTATATACTGTTGCCATACAGCAATCTAAAGTTTTAGGCAAATCTCCTGCGTTTGTAAGGTGTGTAGTAGTAGATCAATCGGTTTCGTATAAAACGGAAATAAACGATAAGGTAGCCAACTATAGTGTAACTGTCCAGATTTCACGTAAAGTACCTAATAGAATATGATTAGAATAGAAGCCTCAAACCAAGCAGGTACAGAAATATTTAACCTTGACGTACAAGAAACTCCTGTAGAGTTTAACTACTCTGTACAAGAACTTAGTAATATTTCCAACGTGAGGTCGCCTCACTCTCTTAGGTTTAATATGCCTATGACTGACAATAACAATAAATTTTTTGGTCAGTATTACAATGTGAATTTTGATAGCGAAAGTTTTGACGCAGGGGTAAAAACAAACGTACAAGTGTTTGATGCAGGCGTGCCTATTATGGTAGGCGTATTGCAACTTCACTCAGTTACCAAGTCACTATCTAAATACGAAGTTAGCGTACTAGCAGAAGTAGCGAGCTTTTACGATGCGGTTAAAGACTTATCGTTTTCGGAGATATTTATTACAAGCGCAGGTTTAGTAGACACAGATTTAGATCACGCTTTAACGGCAGCTAACATAACTACAAGTTGGGACACAAGTAACGATATAACTACAGGTGGTGTAGGTGCAGGCGTTATAGTTTACCCACTTTCAGATTGGGGTTTAAATGTTAATGACTCTTGGACTTTTGGATTTCACCATTCAGGATCAGCAACTTCTAATAATGGTATGGGTTTTGGCACTAGCTCGGCAGGTGGTCAGCTTACTCCCCAATGCTTTAAACCTGCTATACGTATAAATTGGTTACTTGATAGAATAGCACAAAAGGCAGGCTTCACCATAAGCTCAGACTTCTTAACTAATGACGTATCAAATCTATATATGTTTTTAGCTACCGAAGTAGAGCGAGCTGTAGGTAGACCTGTCTATGGTGCAAGGGTAGGGTTAGAGGGGAACTTTGTTTTACCGACAGGGTACGCTCAAACATTTATACCATTAACAAATGAAACTGCACCTAACAACGACGTAGACGCAACTTTCTTAGGTGGCACTTTTGTCGCACCAGTAGCAGGTACTTATTATTTCCAAGCGCAAGCTGTAGTATCTGCAAACACGATACCCGATACAGGCGACTATGATATTGGATTAAGATTTATAAAAAACTACGCTCCGCTTAGTACAGACAATCCACTTATAATTTATGGTCAAAGTTATGAGTTACAATATGGTGGTACGTTTAATTGTCCTACAGACGTATTTAGCGTTTCTTTAGATGCAGGCGAAACATTATCAATGTTTATAAAGTCGTCTAGTCAGAACCAAGTTCAGATACTAGAAAACTCAGGCGACAATTATACTTTCCTTACTCTTCTATCGTACACTTCTACAGGCACGTTTGTAGACGTATCAGAGAACTTCCCCAATATGAATGTAGGGGAGTTTCTAACTGAAATTTTTAATAGGTTTAATTTAGTTATTTATAGCTATCCCGATAGTCCTACAATATTATATGTAGAACCTTATAATGAAGTTTTAGACTCTACCTCAGAGAAGTACGATTGGACAGACAAAATAGACGCAGACACTATTATAGTATCTCCTACAACTAAGTTTCAAAAGAAGTCTATAACCTTTGAGGATGGAGAAGGTAAAGATTGGAAAAACGATTGGTGGCAAAAGCATTACGGATATGTAAAAGGT